ATATACCTGTAACAATAATGACTGGCACAAAAGAAGTTGCACGCACATTTCTTCAAGGATTATTTGATACTGATGGTTCTATAACTAATGGTTTTTTTGAGTATTCTACTGCTTCTGAAAAAATGTCACATGAAGTACATATTATGTTATTAAATTTTGGTGTACTTTCTAAACTTAGAATTAAAACAGTTAAAGGAATTCCATATTATATTATATTAATAAAAAATCGAACAATGTTAAAAATGTTTAAAGATAATATTGGATTTAAATATGCTACAGAGAAACAAAATAAATTAAATGCAATATTTGATTCAGTGGAAGTTATTAACAATAATAAAGATTTATTTTACAACAGTGGAATATTATTAAAATTGCATAAATACTTAAAAGAAAATGTAAAAAATTATAAATATAATAAGATAGGTAAACTTAGTTATTGCATAGATGGATTAACATTCTATGAAAGTTTAATAAATGGTAGAAAAATAAGTAGGGAAAGAGTAAGGCGTATTGTAAACGCTTTAAATATAGAAGAAAAAAATATAAAATACATACAAAATGTTTCTAATAATATGTGTTTTGTAGACATAAAGAGTATTACTGATAGTGAATCTGTAGTATATGATTTTACTGTTCCTGATACTCATTCATTTGTAGCGAATGGTTTAATAAATCACAATACAAGGATTGCAGCAGCAGATGCTTGTAGTTATGCAGTACCGTACATATGGGATTTAAAACAAAAAAAATGGATGTATAGAGGAATATCAGAACCTACTTTATATATTACCACAGAATTAGAAATTGAAGAAATTCAAACAATGTTTATTGCTTATATTAGTGGAGTAGAAGAAGATAAAATTTTAGATGGAAAATACATAGGTGACGAAGAAGAGAGAGTGGATCAGGCAATACAATTTATTGAACAATCTCCTTTATGGATTGAATATATGTCTGACTTTAATATTGAAGATATAGAAACAGTAATTCGTAGGTATCAAATTGATCATCAAGTACAATACATATTATTTGATTATTTACATACATCTTTAAAACTTATTATGGAAATTGCAAGTGCATCAAGAGGAATGAAATTGAGGGAAGATCAAGTATTATTAATGTTTTCTGATAGATTGAAATCAATGTGTAATAAATTAAATGTGCATATTGATAGTTCAACACAGGTAAATGGGGAATATAAAAATGTTAAAGATGCAGATCAAAATGTTCTGAGGGGTGGAAAGTCTATTGGTGATAAGATTGACTTAGGAATTGTAGGATTAATTCCTACAAAAGCTGACATCGAAGCATTACAACCTATTTTATCAAAAGGTATATATCCTATTCCAAATTTAGTTTATCACATATATAAAGTTAGACGAGGAAAGGTTTCAAGAGTAAAATTGTGGATACATATCAATCTTGGAAATATGAGAGGGCAAGATTTATTTTTAACTGATAGTGATTATCATATAATACCTATAGAATCTACAAAAATAGAAATGATTGATGCAATGTTAGATGAACATTCTATAAATGAGACAGAAATAGAAATAGATAAAGATGATAAAGAAAATACAACAAAAGCATTATTCAATTTTTAAAGGAGTGAATGAATAATGCTAGATAAAGAAAAAATTAAACAAGAATTAGATGAACAAGATATTAAATTATTGCTTAAAGATTTAGGAAGTGATGAACCACGAAAAGATAAAGATAATAATTTATTATTTCAGACTATTTGCCATAATAGCAACGGAGGTTCATATAAGTTACATTATTTTAAAGATAGTAAGACATTTCACTGTTATACTGAATGTTCAGATACCTTTGATATTTATGAATTAGTAAGACGTTCAAAATTACAAAGAAATATTAAATTAGGTTTTTATGAATGTATTAAGTATGTTGCATCATTAACAAATAAACACATACATTGCTCTTCTGTATTATTAAATATAAATAAAGATTATTTAATTGATGACTGGGATTGGATTAAAAGATATAAAAGAAACGAAAAACCAATGGTTACTATCCCTAATATTAATCCAGTTATTTTAGATTTATTTAAAGAAGCATATCATCAATCTTGGATTAATGATGGTATTTCTATTGAAACAATGGATAGATACAATATTAAATATTACATAAAAGATGATAAAATTGTTATTCCTCATTATGACATAAACAATAATTTAATAGGCATTAGAGGTAGAGCACTAAGAGAAGAAGATATTTTAGCAGGAAAAAAGTATATGCCTTTAATGATAGAGAAAAAAATATACAATCATCCATTGGCGATAAATTTATTTGGTTTAAATCACACAAAAGAAGCGATAAAAAGAATAAAAAAAATTATAATTTTTGAAGCAGAAAAAAGTGTTCAACAGTGTGATACATTTTTTGGAGAAGATAATTTTTCAGTCGCTACATGCAACATGTCAATTTCCAAAATTCAGAGAGATATAATACTTTCATTAGAACCTAAAGAAGTGTTTATAGCATTTGATAAACAATTTACTGATCCTAATTCTAAAGAAGCATACGATTTTGCTGAAAAATTATTAAAACAAGCAAATCCTTTTACTCCTTACGCAACTACATATGTAATATGGGACGATATAGGTTTATTACCTTATAAGGCATCTCCTTCAGATATGGGGAAAGAAGTTTTATTAGAATTAATGAAACATAAATATGAAATTAAAACAAAGAATGGAGAAGATATAGAAATATGCAATACAAATTACTAGGAAAAAATGATTATTTAATGAATCCAATGAATGTTATTTTACATAATAGGAATATTGAGAATATTGAAGAATTCTTAAATGTAAATAAAAATCATACATATCATTATTCCAGATTGAAAAACATTGATAAAGCAATTAATTGTTTATTATCACATTTAGAGAATAATAATATAATATTCATACAAATTGATGCTGATTTTGATGGGTTTTCATCAAGTGCTTTATTATATAATTACATAAAATTAATTTATCCAAATAGTAATATTATTTGGGCAATACCTGAAGGAAAAGAACATGGAGTAATTATTGAAAAAATACCTGAAAATGTTTCACTTGTTATTATACCTGATGCTGGAAGTAATCAGTTCAAAGAGCATAAGATACTTAAAGAAAAAGGGATAGAATGTATTGTCCTCGACCACCATCAAGTAGAAAAAGAAAGTGAGAATGCAATTATTGTTAATAATCAAATTTGTGATTATCCTAATAAATATTTTTCTGGAGTAGGTATTGTATTTAAGTTTTGCGAAGCATTAGATGAAAAATTAAATGTAAATTTCGCAAATAATTTTTTAGATTTAGTTGCATGTGGAAATATTGCAGATGTTATGGATTTAAGAAGTTTAGAGACAAGATATTATGTATTAGAAGGTTTAAAGAAAATTAACAATCCTTTTATTCTTTCTCTTTTAGAAAAACAATCATATTCTACAAAAGGTATAATTAATATTATCAGTATTGCTTTTTATATTGCTCCTTTAATTAATGCATGTGTTAGGTTTGGAACACAAGAAGAAAAAGAAAATATGTTTAAAGCATTTATTGGAAGTGATGAAACTTTACCTTATAAAAAACGTGGAGAAACAGAAGAGATTCAACAACATATTACTGAAGCCATGGCAAGAATATGTGTAAATGTAAGAGCAAAACAAAATAGAGAAAGAGATAAGAATTTACAAGTAATTGAAGAAAGAATTAAAGAAAAGAATCTTCTTAATAATAAAATATTAATAGTTGACGTAACGGAGATACTTGAATCAACTCTTACAGGATTAGTAGCAACTCAATTAGCAGAAAAATATAAAAGACCAGTTATATTATTAAGATATAATGAAAAAAAGAATCATTTTGGAGGTAGTGCAAGAGGTTATGATAAAGGAGTAATTAAAGATGTAAAACAATTTTTATTAGATTCAAAAAAATTTTTATACGCTCTCGGCCATCCTAATGCTTGTGGAATCGGTATTACCTTTAATAATATTATTGAAGTGAATGATGTATTTAATAAACAATTAAAAGATGTAGTTTTTGAAGATATATATGATGTCGATTTTGTTTTACCTGTAAGTGGAATTAATAAAGATTTTGTTCTTAGTATAAATAAATATGGTGATATATGGGGTGGAGGTATTGATGAACCTTTAATTGCTTTTACTGGAATGATAATTATAACTGATGATGTTGCAATTTTAGGAAAAGAAAAAAATACTATTAA